AATGTTTCCTATTGCCTTATGATCCCATCTGCTCTCTCGGTAGATAATTTCATTATGGCATTTATATTGTTTATCATTTAATGTAAATCGAGCAATGGTTTTAATCTCTTTAATTGCTTGGTCTGTCGCCCTTGCATCTAGGGGCGTAGCTATAGATAGAGATATCCCAATAGCGATGGCTACCACGCGGGCTAGCCGTGAACGGCCCGCGCTGAGCCCCTGATGGGCTCTAGCCGTAGAGCGTACCATTGATGTCAAATCCATAAGTAAAAGTCCTGTTCAGAACGGCGAGTCGGATTATCGGTTATCGGTTGAATAGAAACCAGGGCCCTTAAAGGCTACCCCTACTGAGCTGTAAACTTTGTGCATGGAAGCGCCGCAGAACGGACATTCCAAATCGTGAGGCTCGCTTATCTTAAATTCCTGCTCGTACCTGGCGTTAGCCTCACACTTTTCATTATCGCACTCGAACTCATAAATTGGCATCTGGGTCGCTCTCACACATTCTGCAAACTTCTGTAAACGCCCACGCGCCACACATTTTGCATCTCATAGGCTCTAGTTTAGCAAGGTCATTACTGAAATCGCCGTAACCTGCACGAAGCAATAGATCGACCAGATCACCTAGTCGCATAAAGGCCAAATAGTCCTGGGGACTACCTTCTCCTTGACCATTAAGGCGACATGTAACGATAGGCAGCCCACCAGTTTTAGCTGCCCTCTTTGTGACCTGATCGATCCACGCCTTAGGCTGGAACGCCGATCTAGCTTTAACTTCCATGTCGAACGGGACATGAGTTATATCTTTTCCAGCCCCTCGACCAATATCCGCATGTGGCCACCATTCCGACAGGTAACGGGCGACTACACGCTCGGTCGAGAAACCTCGGTATTTACGGCTTTGTGAGGCCATTTACCGCGTGGCACTTAGAACATGACCAGGACTTATTTTTAAGGTTTACCTTTATGTCTTTGTAAGGTATCGCTTCATTACATAAGCAACACCGAGTAGTAAAAGTAAATTCTTCTAAAATAGCCGTTACTTCCTTAGATCGACGAATTTCGTCCTCTGTAGGAAATGACTCCCATTCCCCATCCTGATTCATAAACTGTAAATGTCCCATTAGTTAATCTCCTTAAATCGTTTTTCGAATTCGCATCGCCCGCAAACTAAATGCTGGGCGCTTTCTGTAGTTAGCCATTCGTTAACATGAGTAAAAGAATCGCAATATTTACAATTATCAACCCCTGCAAAACCGCGAAATTCGTAATCTTGGACTGGGTTTATATAAAACACTAAACCCTTCCCTTCTGGCGCTGCCATGCGCCATCTTTGTTAATCTCGTACCAAATTACGTCGTTAGGTGCTGGGCAACGAGTTAACTCGCCTGTAACCGCATAAGGGCATTTAAAATGTCCCCAAGGCTTACCAGCTTTAGTAGTGCCAGTTTTCCAAACCATGTCGCCATGTTGGCAACGCGGAATATCCTTCTCGGTCTGGCCGCCAATAATCTCTTTCACCGTCGACACGGCTTCCGCCATTGTGGGCGGCATACTCGAAGAACGAATAGTCCATGGATCATCCTCTTTCACTACTGGGACGTATTCTCCAGAAGTTTCGGCTAGTTTCTTTTTTGTTTCGTCGATAATAGACTCGGTTTTCTTAGCTGTTGCCACCTTGGTCATTTCTTCTCGGCTGGCTCTTTTTCCTTTAGTTGCGTAGCCCGCATTAGCGAGCGCTCGACCGATAGCGCTAGTCTCGCAATTTTCCAGCGCGCTAGTCGCATTAACGCCGCGCCCCTGGATCGTTTCTTCTGCAAGGCCAGTTGACCAGGGCCGAATATCATCTCCCGAGCGAAAGATCGCAGCTTCGACGATAAACCGACCAGAAGCGCTATCGAGTAACTTCGTATGAATTTGACCATTAGGGTTATCTTTCCAGAACTTAACTAATCGCTCTTCTACTGTCTCGTAATCTTCTAGGTTAAACATTCTTCTCGTTTAACTCCTTTAGCCGCCAGGCCATAGATTTTAGTTCCCTTAGCATCTGCTCATTTTGATAGATAACTACCTCGGTAAATGCGTCTCGATCTAGTGCAGCCTTTTTTAAATCTTCTAACTCATCCCATTTAAACATAATACTCCCCTTCGTCTTCCTCGGTTGATAACTCGCAAGCCAGCGCTAGGTAAGCGCAAGCGTCTACATAACTGTCGATATGGTTTGGCGTTTCCTGGAGTCTTGCGAGCTTGACTTCGACCATCGCCAGACACGCTTGATAGTCTGATATCGGAATTTCCAGCATTTGCTGGAGTCGTAGCGCAATTCTTGTCTGATTAATACGAGGGTGACCGTAAACTCGTCCTCGGTCTCCGATAATATCGGTGGCAGATAATAAAACTTCACTAGCTCTCACACTTTAACCCTTTCTACTTTTTCGTAGTAGGCGCGAACCGCTTTACGGCCTTTTATGTATCCCACTCGAAGGCCCACTATGCGGCCCAGGTGGAAATATAGCGCGGATAAAATGACCATAACTACCAGGTCTCCGAATGATGGATCGAACATTTTTTCTCCCTTTAGTAAGCTCTTTACTTACTGGAATAACCATCTCATGACTTTTAGGCTTGACCTAGTAAATTTAGATAACGAAATGGTAACAATTCCGCCTCGTCTATGTGATCGTCTATCGACCGATCTAGCTCGTTATCGAGGTCGTCCATAACGGCGGCCATGAACTAGAAAAGTCCCGTCCTTTTCGATATAAACTAGGTCTACCTGGACATTCTTATTATGCTCGGTAACGATAGCAAAAGCCTGTTGCCAGTTAGGCGTAGAGACGTATTTAGCCGATTTTAAGGCCATTGCGTGTCCCACTTCGACACCGCGAAGAACGCGCCCTAGACGGCCGTTAGAAGCCTCAGAATAGGCACTCTGGCCCGCTCTGTGAGTGTGCCCCATAATGACGTTTAGGCCATGTCTGCGAGCTTGATTGAGGGCGCTCATTCCAGGGTTAGGGTTAAGCGCTCCCAGGTCGCCATGAATAGCGATCCAACCTTTAGCTATGTGGAATGGCTCTTTATGGAAGGTTATCCCTAGCTCATCCAGTTTTAAGAACTTCTCGAACTTAAGTTCTGGCAGCGATAGAAACGCTGGGATTTTCTTCATAATGACGTTATAAAGTCGATCCGTGTGGTTAGAACGGATCATGTGAGCCTCTTTAACATGCTCTGTAAGTTTCCATAATACCTCGACCGTATGGTCGCGATCACTAGCTAGGGTTTGCTCGTACCATCCTGGGGTATTTTCGGTCCATCGGCTAATCTGGGGTAGGTCGATTTCATCTCCGATAGTGCAGACAGCATCGGGGCGAAATGCCTTAATAAATATCGCGAGATTGTTAACAAGATGTGAGTCTTCGTAGGGGCATTGGAGATCGGGTAAAACTACCGTTCTTTTCATTAGTCCTCATCTTCGTCCTCGTAGGGTAAACGATCTACTCGGTCTGGAATTTCGGGAAGTATCCAGTCTGGATAGGCGTCTCGATCGCTAATAATGGCCAGACATAAATCGACGGCGAAACCTGCTCTACGCAAGGCTCTATACATTTCATGAAGTGCTATAGCCCACGCGTCTAAAGCGTTATAGGTATCGAGGTCGATAACTCTTTTTTTAGCCATAGTTTTATTCTCCCTTATTTAGTAACATTTCGTAGATTTTGTCTACGCGTGTCTCCAAACGATTTACTGAGTCGCGAAGGCTCGAACCAGAATTAGGCTTAAGCTCTGAAAGGTAATGCTTAACTAAGAACTGTAGAAACGCAGCCACTCCACCTAAAACCGTAATTATGCCTACGGCTATGGCTGAGATATCTACCGCGCTCATTACTTTTTAGGAGAGGCGTAACCGAAGACGCCAGCGACGATCGAGCCTAGGATCGAACGATAGTCCAAGGCGAAATTAGAGGTAGTTCCCCATACGGCTAGAAAAGCGCCTACGGCTACTACTACTGGGTGTTTCATGTTCATTATTTGCCACCTAACATTGGAATATTAAAGAAACTTCTATCTGTATCTCCCGAAGTGTTAAACGAAATGTGCATATGTTTAACGTGTTTATTAATGCCGTCGTATCGACGCCAGGACCACCGAGCGCGTGAGCTTGCGATTTTGCCATCGAAAATTATGTAAGCTATACGCTTCTCGCCGCGCTTAGCGGCTAAACGAATCTGATCGGCTAGGTCTGGCATTAGATCGGGTTTACCCTTTTTACCCATAAGGTCTCGATCTATGTCCAGGGCTCTAACCCATCCGTCCGCGTCGGGGTTATGGTCCGACTTTCTCGCGCTGTGCCGAGCGTCGCCTAGCCAGCCATCGCTTGACCTATCGCGATCCATAAATGAATCGTCGATCTGTTCGCGAAGCTGAATAGCGGCATGACTTAGTTTGGGTTTCATGAGAGAAGAAGGTTAGCCTCATCTTCTGTAATACCTAAACGTTCTAGTAACGCCGCTTTTATATCTGCCTTTG